TGTGAAATCCTTATAGAAATCTTCCCAATTACCCATATTGTTAAAATTTACTGCAACCAGCTCTCCAAAATCCCCTGTGATAGCTAATGATGAATTTTTCTTATCGAAAATATATCTTAGATTATACATTCGATTATATTCTGGACTATAATAGTCAATAATTGTGATATCATCTAATTCGATTTTTTTAGCAATGTGTTTGTTAAAATAGTGTGCAAATGATTCCATCACTCCACCTCCCTAAAATGGCAATCCATCATCTGGAATATCCATCGGATCACTGGCTCCGAAACTTGGTGGCATCTGATTTTCCATGCTCGAATGGTCCGCAGTCTTATCTCGTTTTTCCAAAAGCTGAAAACTTTCAGCTACAACTTCAGTCACATAGACACGTTGTCCTTGCTGGTTATCGTAGCTACGAGTCTGAATGCGACCTGTAATCCCTACAAGAGCACCCTTTTTAAGCCAATTTACAAAGTTTTCAGCTTGCTGACGCCACATGATGCAACTGATAAAATCGGCTTCACGATCACCTGCCTGATTCTTAAAATTGCGATTCACTGCCAAACTGAAAGTCGCAACAGCCACGTTTGATGGTGTGTATCGCAACTCAGGGTCACGAGTCAATCGACCTACCAAAACAACATTATTGATCATTGTTTAACTCCTTTTCTACTTCATCAATCAACCAGTCAAGATTCTTACGTGCTTTTTTTAAATCCTCAAGACCGTTCTTCTTTTGATGACGTAGTAAATACTTCAAACTATTCCCTAAGTAGAAACCTTTCAGCTGTTCTGGTGTCATGAAATTTCTTAAAGCATCGATGGACTCCATACCAAACCTACCTTGGTAGTGATTTGCTTTGTTTACGTTGTCAATTTGTTCTAGGTTCATTATTTATCCTCCTCATCTTTGTAAAAATCAACCTTTGCGAAGTTTTTGGGACTGATAGTGATAAGTCTTTCTTCAGGTTCGATTTGATATAGTTGTATATAACCTATATTTCCATAATTTAAATCTTTTAATTTATAACGTATGTAATCAAGACTCTCTTTTACTTCGATAGTTTCATCCATGTACGGATTTTGTAATCTAATTTTGGCCATTTATTCCACCTCTTAGACTTTCCAATTTTTTATAATTTACATCTAGAAATTTACTTAACCAGCTGATCACTTCAGCACTAGGTAACTCATTTCTTTTTCTGTTAGTGCAATAATTAGCTACAACTAAGTCCAAGAAATTTCTGCTACTGTTAAAATTTGGATGTGCTAAAATATGTTTTTTTAATCTTTCGGCAATTGATGTGTTCGGAACATAGACCAATTGTTTTCTTATGTGTTCATAAAATCTTTTCGCATCGCTCATTTTAATAAACCTTTCAACTGTTTTCTGATAAGACCAGTTTTAGGAAAATCTGCAATTGCTTTATTTCCGTTTATGACAATAAATTTTCTCAACATTTTAGGGTTTTGTTGTGTCAGTTCTAAAGCCTGGTTAAAATTCAACTTTCTGATTTGGCCCATATAATGACCAGAACAAAATTCAAAATTATTGATAAAGCATTGCTTGATAAGTTCATCTGTCCATGATTTTTTGATTTCGTATTTAACTCCTAAAAAATCAAGCTCCTCTTTCACCTTTTGCAAAAGTGGATTTTTAGGATTTGTGTTAATAATAATCATAAATACTCCTTGTTTTCGTAAATATTTCCGACAACTTCAAAATTTCCTCCGTGGGAAAAATTAGACATATAATCAACATTCCAGCGGTCATCGTGTGGTTTCAAACGATAACTTCCTCTCTCATTATCGTAAAAAACAGTATAAGTGCTATCAAGAACCCGAACGATGTCCCCCTCGAAGATTTCTGTGTTAGTTTTGTCAAACAATCCTGTTGATTGCATGAAGTATTCATCATCAATCGACCATCCTTTTAAATTGTTGCAGGTAAGCTTTTTGCTATCATTCGCATAGACATTGCCATTCCAGATAATCAATTCGTCATTAGCAAACATCTTTTGTCTGTGCTTGTCCCATACTCTAAATCTTGGAATCATCTGGTAAATCCTCCTCTTTTACAAACACCCCGTCAATCATCTTACCTTTGCGGTCTTTGATGACCTTATAAGCTTCTTCTAAGCAACTTTCAGCTGTAGTTCCATTACAAAATGAAACTGTACTAACCACACTGTCAAGAAACATCAAGTCTGATTTGATTAAAGGAATCTGTGTCTCGTTATGACAGATATGGGCGTATAGCTTCTGAGCGATATTACCCAGACTGGAAACCATCAGCAGCAATTCAAGTTCCTGTTGATTAGCCGAAATCTGAGCACCGTTCTTGATCTGTTGCTCAAGTCCAATCATTACTACCTGGATATCACCAATTGCATCATAAATCAGTTCAGATTTATCTTTTGCGATACCTTCAAACAGTTCTCCTGATTCTTCCATGAGCTTCAAGAACTGCTTAACAGGATTTGCTTCATGTAGATTTCTGTCAACAAACCACTGTTGAACCTTTTCTTCCAAAATCATTTTTGTATTCATCTCACTTTTCCTCCACTTCTTTAAATGATTCCATTGTCTGAATAATTTTTTCTAACTTAGATTTAGGTAGCGTAATGTAATTATTTTTCTTCACCTGTTCACAGAAGATACAAATTCGTTTGCCAAAATAATTACAATTTTCAGTCGAACGGTAATTTTTATCTGCTTCAATTTGTTCTTTGTTAGCTAAACTAACAAGAATTACTTCATCAGATTCGTTCCAATCAGGAATTCCCAGACATTTGTGTACATTTTCAAATGCTAAATCGGTTAAAATATCTCTAGCCATTATTTTCCTCTCTTTTCTTCGTAATCAAGTAGTAGCAGTCAACTGATCCGTAGTCAATCCTAATGTTCTCACCACTCATGCTTTTCTGAAAGCGTGGATGGTTGATAGCTGAGTAACTAGCTTGATGTTTCTTTAATTCGTTGATTGCGCTATGTATATGGCCAAAACTCCCAATGAGTATCTTGCGGTGACCGTTATAAATGAAGTAGAGCTCAATCATCTTTGCAAAACTCCTTGTAGATTTTTTCGAAAATTTCTGACACCAATTTTTCAGGTATATTAGATCTCTCGTTGTATGATTTTGAGAAGTTCTTCCACTCTATGTCCTGTTTGATAATTTTATTCTTAAGATTAAGTTCAATATTGCTTCCAAAAATCGTCCGTTTTTGTAAGGGATAATCATAATTATTGTATCTAGCTAGGTTTTTGTATGGAATTCTGAATCCAATAATATCCTCAATGTAGGGCCACAGTCTGTCAGCTGCTGGATTCTCAATAACCCAAAATTGTGGTCTATATCTTTTTATGATTTCTATTGTGTTGAAAGCTGTTAGCTCGCCATTGACCCTTTTTAAAAATTGCCTGTCGTACTGATAATTTATATAGGCTGACTCGTAATCCTGATTTGCCCTGATCGTGAACGGTGAAGGTCTTACTTGTGGAGCAAATAAGCTATCAGAGACATCATTGCGTTTCCAACACGCATTCCCATTTTCCATTGCAGAAGCATTTGACCAACTTTCACATGGTGGACTAGCTATTATAAGTTCAGGTTTTGGTAATTTGTCTAACACGTCAAAGAGCGTGTTATCTCCAAACAATCGCCCAAAGTCAGCAAGGTTCAAATTTATAAAATGATTGTTCTTGTTTTCTATATCTATTCCGATTGAATAGATTTCAATATTCGCCCCCCCCGAACTATTCAGAGAGTTAGCACCATTGAAGTAAGAACCATTCCCACTATCAAAAAGTGCCCAGACTACCATTTTTTTGATAATCAATACCTCCTATCATCCCTTCACCTCCACTGGATAGAAGTTTCCAAAAGAGCTTCTTAGCGCTCTTCCTACTTGTATTGCTGCTCCACGAGAAGCAAACTTCATTGCTTTTCTTTCATCAGAAAAAGAAATATCTATTCCAGTAACTGCCACATCGACAGATTTCAAGAAAGGTTTGTCTTCTTTTGCGCCATGCTTTAAGATAAACATCATTTATCTCCTTTCTCTAGTCGGTTAAGTAATTCCTTTTTACGTCTTTCAAGTTCTTCCTTGGTTTCTTCACTTGTTGTATTTACATAATCTGGATTAGACCATTCTGGAACATTAGATTTTTTGTTTGGTTGATTTTTCGAGCCTTTATTTTTACTTTCTTTAAAAGCTCTCTCTCTTTCTTCTACCGCTGCAATTGTCAAAACTCCATCATTTTTCCAATTAGTCAAGATAGCCTTGATGTAGCTAAAATTTCTTTTGCCATTATCAGCAGCAAGACCAATTGCTTTCAAGACAACCTTCGCTTCCATACAATCAAGAGTGACAAATTCTTTTAGTATTTCAAATTGAGTGCCATCTAACGGAGCAATGCGAGATTGATATTCTTCCACGATAATTTCAATAGGATTTTA